GTTTGGGACGGAACTCACTGGAGGATTTTAGCATAATGGCATTATATCTAAGTGCAAGTACTGCTGTTGTTGGACAGCAAGTATCACAATCAAATGATTTTACCGTACATGCTCTTCGTAGAACAGTAGATGGTATGCTTCATTATACACATGGTAGATCTACAGATCAAACATCTACCTTTGATTATCATAGAACAGATGGTAGTTCATACGATGACTTTCTAGAAGGAGATGAATATATTGAAGCCGCAGCAGGGGCAAAAGCATATTCAAATCATACCCATGATAAATATCAACAGTTCAGATTTGATTTCAGAAATCTGACGTATTTCATTGATGATGAAGGTTACTTAGTCGCAAGACTAAATAAAACATATGATCACACAACTAACGGACCTAAGTAGGATTTTTAAAAATGGCAGATTTTAGACTCGGCAGACTGAAGTTTAAGTGGCAAGGCGATTGGACAGCCTCCACTGCTTACGTCATTGACGATATAGTCAAGTACGGTGCGTACACATATGTTTGTACAACAAACCATACATCAACAGCAAATGAAAATACTTTCTATTCAGCAGATGTTGCTAAATGGAATGTTCATACTGAAGGTATTGTAAGTAAAGGAGCTTGGGCTGCTACTACTTGGTATAAGTTGGGTGATATAGTTAAGTACGGTAATAATCAATACCTTACTTCAACTGCACATACATCTGCTGCTGATTTTGATGCTACAAAATTCACTGCTTATGTAGAAGGTCTTAAGTACGAAAGTTCATGGGTCGCAAATACAGCATACCAAAAAGGTGATATCGTATCTTCTGGAGGTTATGCTTATACTGCCATTAAGGATCACTCTAGTGCAATTCTACCAAATGCTGATAGTGTAAACTGGAATGTTTTAGCAACTGGTTTTATAGCAAAAGGTGTTTATGCATCTGGTACAACATACGCCCCAGGTGATGTTGTTAGATATGGTGGTTATTCATATGTTTGTAAGTTAACTTCTACTGGTAATGCTCCTACTGACGCAACATATTTTGATGTTATTGTAGAAGGATTTAATTGGACTGGTACTTGGAATTCTTCAACTGTTTATCAAAAAGGTGATATTGTTTCAAGAAACTCTAACACATATATTTGTATAACAACTGGTACAACTGGTGCAAGTAATGCTCCAGAATTAGATCCTAATGGCAACTACTGGAATTATATTGCTCAGGGTGGTTCTGCTGCACAGGTTCTTCAAGATACTGGTGACTTACTTTATCAGGCTGCCTCTGGTATTAACAGAATTGCACTTCCAGCTGGATCAACTGGTACTGCTGCTCAAATAAGAGAAGCAAGTGGCCAAGTTCTAACAGTTGGTGGTTCTCCACTTCTTCCAAGATGGGAGAAGAATAATACAACTTCTACAGTTTATTATGTTGCTCAAGGTGGTTCCGATTCTAATAGTGGTAGACAAATTTCAAGAGCATTTGCTACAATCCGTCATGCCTGTGATACTATCTCTGCATTAACAGGAAGTGATAAGCCTTCTTTAACAAATCCAATTAGTATTTACGTTAAGGCAGGTGTTTATGCAGAAATTCTTCCGATTCAGGTTCCTCCTTATGTTTCAATACTTGGAGATAATATAAGAACTACAATTGTTAAGCCTGCTGCTGGTAATTCCAACATGCAAGCATTGACTCTTGGAGCAAATGTTACATCACTCAAGATGGGTGATACAGTTTCCAACTCTGCTGGAACTAAGACTGCTAAGGTACTTGATTCTAACCATACAAATGCAGTACATATACTCAATGTAACTGGTGGACTATGGACTACTAGCGACAAGTATGTTGATATTGTCGGTAATAAGAATGCAGATGCTTCAAATTTACTTGGAACTAACTCTGCATTTATTGCTTATGAAGCATATCATCGTCACGTAGCAAACAATGGTGCTGTTAGCGGAACAGAGGCCACAGTTAAGACTCGTTTAGAAGAATTTGTTACTGCCCTTAAGTATAACGTAAGAGCAGGTTCTAATAATAAAGTTTGGGATTGGGGTAACACATTAGTAGTTACTGGTACAGCAGTTACTGGTAATGATACTCAGGATACTCAATTATTAAATAATATTGAATCTATTGCTGCTCAGGTTGTACGTAACGAAGCAGTTACAGTTTCTTCTGGAAATAACTTAACACAGACAACCGATTCTGGTATCACTGCTGATACTGCTAGTCCTAAGTGTGCTACAGTTGTTTCTGGTATTACTACTTTAGTCGGAATTGTTACTACTGCTATTAGTAATGGTAATATGTCTGGTACTGCTAAGTCAGAACCATATATTACTATTTCTGCTGCAACTAACAATCCTAACAACGAAGCAACAATGTTCTTCCTTGGTACTCATACCATTCTTAAGGACGTTGTTATGCAGGACTTGACAGGATTTGTTCCTGATGGTACTGACGATAAGGATATTGATTCATCAACTATTACTGGTGTATATTTAAGACTTGATCCTAATTCACCAATCCAGAAATCACCATACATTCAGAACTGTTCTGCTATTGGTGGAGCTGCTGTTGGTGCATACATTGATGGAAACGCTCACAAGCACTTTAATAACTCTGCTACCCCATCATATAAGTCTGCTGCGTTTGACGCATTCACGCAGGTTCTAGAGGGTGGTGTAGGTTTCTATTGTAAGGGTAGTGCTGCTCTTGAGATTGTCTCCTCGTTCACATACTACGCACACATTTCTTACATCACTACTGGTGGTGGTAGAATTCGTGCTGTATCTGGTAACTCTTCTTATGGTAAGTACGGTTGTATTTCTCAAGGAACAGATACTGCTGAGGTAACTACTGATGGTACTGTTGATGGTTTACGTCTTGAGACTAACCCAGCTGGTACTAATTCTGGTACATTCAGTACAGCATCAGAAAGAATTGTTGGTGGAACATCAGGTGCTGTTGGTGAACTAAGAAGTGACCAATCAACTGCCACAAACTACATGTTCTACTTACCTGTTAAGGGAACATTCGCAAATGGAGAATTAATCACTGGTCAAACATCTGGTGCTACGGCAACTACAGCGACTTCTAACGCCGTTTCAGGACAGAAAGGATTCATTCTACTTGCAGCAGGTTTAACCGCTGCTCCAGACCAAGGTGGATCAGTTTCACTAACTGATAATGGTTCTAACAATGATGCTGGATCATATGTTATTTCTAAATCTAGTTACACTGCTCCAGATGGTAGGGGTACATTAACAGTTAGCAGAGCACAATTGGGTTCTTCTGCTGCTAGTGGAAGTGGTACTGATACAGTTGCTTTATTCGCTGCTGCTGCAAATACTGCATCTCTACAGACTAACATTACCGCAGGTGCTTCTTCACCGTTCACAATGAATGTGGACGCTGTTACAGGAATGACAATTGGTGGACACCTTGTTATTAACAATGAGTTGTTTACAGTTAATTCATTCCCATCTGCAACATCTGTTACTGCTGCTCGTGCTGAAGAGGGTACAAGTGCTGGAACACATAACTCTGGTGCAACTATTAAGATCCTTAATGCTAAGGTTGCTTCACAGGATGAGGTCATTGAAGACTATAACTCTGGTGCTACTGGAATACGTGTTAAGGCAGCAAACGTTAGTTTCAAAGCTACTGACGTTATCAAGGTTGGTAGCGAGTTTATGCACATTACCACAGTTGCAGCAGATACAACTGGTATGGTTATTCTAACCCTATCAGATGAGAAAGCAATTGCTGCTGGTGATGGACAAGCATTTAAGATTCGCTATCGTTACTCACAGGTACGTCTAACTGCTCATGACTTCCTAGACGTTGGTACAGGAAATAGGACAACAACTAATTGGCCATATCTTCCTACACAACAGAATGTTCCTTCACAGGAAATTAACGAGACTCGTCCAGGTCGTGTTTACTACGTTTCTACTGACCAAGATGGTAACTTTGCCGTTGGTGAATTCTTCAAGGTTGAACAGGCAACTGGTAAAGCAACATTGAATGCTAACGCATTTAACTTGACTGGTCTTGATACCTTAAGATTGGGTGCTATTGGTGCTCAGTTGGGTGCAACAATTGATGAATTCTCAACAGATGGAACAATGTCACAGAATAGTGACGTTAAGGTTCCAACTCAAAGGGCAGTTAAGACATACGTTGATGCTATGAGTGGTGTTGATGGTAACTTCAGTATTGGAGGTAACCTCACAGTTAAGGGTACTACAACAACAGTTGCTTCTGTAGATGTTTCTACTAAGGATCGTAATATTATTCTAGGTTCGGTTGCTTCTGGTAACTTCACTGGTGATATTGCTGCTAATGCTGCAACGATTACTAACATCAATGATACAACAAATCTCGCTCCTGGCGTGGTTGTTGCACTCACAGGTGGTGGTGGAAGTGTAACACTTTCAGGTACTGTTAAGGTTCTTACTGTAGACAGTACAACACAAGTTACACTTGATGCATCATTCGGTGGATCTGGAACTGCTTCTGGTTCTACATTCAGTGCTGGTGGTCCTACAGATGATACTGCCGATGGTGGTGGTATTACTTTGAAGGCAACTTCAGATCAG